CCGGTGAATATCAGGCTCGCGGTTTAGCTTATAACTTCAATACAGAGGTGCAATGATATGACAATCCCAGTTTCTAGCGTGGTAAGCGTTAGTATCGCGATTGGCGCTACCTTTCCAGCCAGAGCGGGTTTCGGCACTCTAAACATCGTTACCGCTGAAACTGGTGTTATTGGTGTCGCCGAACGCATTCGTTCTTATAGTAACCTGGATGGTGTAACCGCCGATTGGCCTTCTAACTCAGAGGTGGTCGCAGCCGCTACAGCCTATTTTTCCCAGCAACCTAAACCGACAGCCTTAAAGGTATCTACTCGCTTCCCTAGCGATGTAGCAGCTCAGATCAGGGGTGGCGCAGTAGCAGATACAGTGGATAACTTGGCGCTGTTTACTGCCATTAGTGATGGTAGCTTTGCAGTGTCTATTGACGGAGACCCGCAAGACATTACAGGTTTAGACTTCAGTGCTGATACCAGCTTTGCAGATGTGGCCGCTGCTATTGAAACAGGCTTGCAAGCTATTGCCACCGGGGGGTTCAGTTCTGCTAATTGCACGTATGTAGGCGGTCGCTTCCTCATTAGCTCTGGTACGGTAGGGGAGACTTCTACGGTTAGCTTCTTAACCGCTGCATCTTCTGGTACCGACATCTCTACCCTGTTACAAATGCAACAGGGCCAAGGTGCCAAGGTTGACGGGGTAGCTGCTGAAACAATTACAGCAAGCCTGGATGCAATCCAAAATGTTGATCCCGCATGGTACGGTTTGATATTCACTAAAGAAGTCCGTGACGGGTTTGTAGTTAACACCGAAGACGCGGTTGAGGCCGCTGCTGATTGGGCCGAGGCTCGCACGAAACTGTTTGCCAATACCACTAACGACCTAGACGTGTTTGATAGTGTTTCAACCACGGACATTCTTAGCGTACTTAAAGGCAAGAGTCTGCGGCGTACTGTCAGCACTTATAGTTCTAGTCCTAATGAGTATCCCTCGGCTTCCATTTTGGGTAGAGCGTTTACTGTTAACTTTAACCAGCCCAACAGCACTATCACTCTCAAGTTTAAGCAGGGACCGGGTATCACAACCGAAGCTCTTACTCAGAATGAAAAATCTGTTTTGGATAGCAAGCGCGGCAACGCTTTTATTCTGGTTGGTAAAAGCGATATGTATTCTGAATCAAGGATGGCTAACGATACATTCCTAGATGAAGTGCATGGTGTTGACTGGCTTGAAAATGCTATTCAGACTAACGTTTTCGGCTACTTGCTTGGTCGTACTACTAAGGTTCCATACACCGACAAAGGTGTAGCGGCACTTGAGCAGCAAGTTATTAAGGCTCTAGATGAGGCAGTTAGGAATGGACTTATAGCTTCTGGGGATACCATTGATGGAAGGTTTTTACCCAACGGTTACGAAACTACAACCGTACCAGTGGCGAACATTAGTCAGGCAGAAAAAGAGGCCAGAGATTACTCCGGTCTTAGCTTTATAGCACTGGGTGCAGGTGCCATTCATGGTGCTCAAATCAACGGCACATTTGAACGGTAAGGGGTAAATCATGAGAGAATACAGTTTTTTAAATACTCTCCTTCTTGTAAACGGGGTAGAGATTACCGGGTTTGACGAAGGCGATGATGTTATACAACTAGCACGTATTAACGATTCCGCTGCACATAGCATCGGTACTGATGGGGAAATGACAATCTCAATCAGCGCCGACCGCTCTGGAACGGTTACGTTTAGGGTTATGCAGGTATCAGATTCTAACTCTTACCTATCAGCGCTTATTACTGCTCAGGAGAACGGGGCTTTCGTTCCTATCTTTGTTCAGTTTAAAGATACTAAAGGTAATGATCTAGGCTCTGGTACTCAGGGGTACATTACAAAGCCAGCGGATATGACCCGAGGGACTAACGCTCAACCACAAGAGTGGGTTATCGTAGCGGAACGCTTAGATCTTCTTCACCTGGGAGGCGGTTAACAGTTTCCTAGGAGGGGTTTTTACTATCTCGGGATCCCGGCCCAAGAGATAGCTCTCCTAGGTTTTAATTTTAAATGGCCGGGTATATTTGCCGGGAGTTTATATAATGAGCTGCAATACAGAAACTAAACAAATAGGTGATCACGAATTCAGCGTTACTCAATGGCCTGCTGATAAAGCTATTCTTATGAAGATGAAGCTCGGTAAAACCTTTGGAGCAAGCATTGGCAAGATAGCAGCCATGGCGTTAGAGTCTAGCAAGAAGCAAGTGTCAGACGCCAAACAAGCCGAGGCTTTGTCAGAAGGGATTGCCATTCTTTTTGAATCCAACAGCCCTGAAGAAATAATGAACCTCATAAAGTCTTCGGTTATAGGGGTCGCATACGACGGAACAAAAATCACGGAAACAACCTTTAACCAGATATTCTCAGGCGACGACCTGATGGATGTCTACAAAGTTTTCATGTTTGTTATTAAGGTGAACTACGGAAATTTGCTCAAAGGCCAGAAAGCCGAAGCTCTTCTGGCCAAGGTACAGGGTTCGCTGTAGACCCTAAGAGATTTCCCAATGTGGATACGTACCTACATAGGCCGTTATTACTTGAGCCGCCTCTATGTACGTTAAAGGAGCTGCAAGATGGAACATATTCATTATACGATCTCATGCTTATGCACGAGCTAATGGATTTAAAACTGGCCATGGTTCCTAAACAGAAGGGTAGATAGGATGGCTCTAATAGACGAACTTCTGGTAGGCTTGGGGTTTGAATACGACAACAAGGAAGCCAAGAAGTTTAAAGACGACATTAATAAAACTGTCAATGTCGTAGCTAAGTTTGCCAAAGCTGCGGCTGCGGCAGCTACTGCTATCACGGCTATGACTGTTGCCAGCTCCAGGGCATCTGATGAACAGGGTAAACTCGCAGACGAAATAGGGGAAACTGTAGAGAACGTAAGCGCCCTACAGTTTGCTCAGCAGATAGCAGGCGGTGAAGCCGCAGGCATGGCCAACTCACTGCGGGAATTGTCCCTACGGGCTTCTGAGGCGGCCAGAGGGACGGGTACAGCGGTGGAGGCGTTTGGCCTGCTAGGTATATCTGCCACTGATGCCAATGGCGAAATAAAATCATCCAACGATCTTATAACAGAAATATCAGCCAGCTTCCAAGGGCTCAACTCAGCACGACAAATAGAACTAGCTGATAAGCTTGGCCTTAGAGATTCCATACGTCTGTTGCAGCTAGGGCCAAGTGCTATAGAAGAGCTCACTGCAAAGGCAAAGGCTCTCGGAGTAACAACAGGTGAAGATGCTGCACTGTCTGCCAGCTTTAACGATTCGTTAGTTGAAACTTGGATGGTTACCAAACAGCTAACCAGAACACTCACCCGCACGTTTGCCCCTATACTTGAAAGTATAAACGATAGCTTTACAGACTGGTGGATAATCAACAAGGACATTATAGAACAGAACCTTCCTAAGTGGATTGATCAGCTTACTATGGCTCTTAAGATATTGTCCTTGGCTATGGGTGCGTTCATAGCTATGCGAGCAGTGACGCATCTCATAACGCTTATAAGTCTAATGAGAAGCATGACCGTGGCTACCTTGGCCATGAACTTCGCGCTCTTCTTACTGCCTGCAATACTAACTGCTTTGGCTTTAGCTTTTGTAGCTCTGGTTCAAGATGCCAAGGTATTCTTTGAAGGGGGCGAAAGCTTCATCGGGGACATGCTTGAGAAGTATCCAAAATGGGCCAACGAAATACGCTTGGTTGCTACATTGCTAGAAGGGGTAGGGGACCAGACATCTAAGATATTTGAGGGTTGGAAAGGCATATTTGATTTGTTTGATAAAGCCTCACTTGAAAATATTAAAGAGGTGTTCGGCAATATCCCCGGCTTTCTGGGTGATATTACAGGTCTAAACACAGTTGAAGGTACGGGGTTAATACCAGAGGCCCAAAAGTCTGTAAGCGATGCTAAGAACGTGGCAGTTGAGAATATAGAAATTGTGGTTCAAGGAGGAGCGGACACTGCTGAAAATATAGCTCAGGCTGTATATAAGATATGGCAGCAGACAGCTCAAAACTTAGCCGGGGCGGTGTATCAATAATGGCTTTTGAGAATCTTTTCATACGCACCGAAAAATCTATAGGCGGTATACAACTGGATGCTGTTATATCTGAATCTCATGTCAATGAGGTAAGCTTAACTAGCAATCCGGTTGAGTTAGGCGCTGATATAACCGACCATGCGGTAATACAGCCAAAGAAGGTCAATGTGCTGGCTCAGGTGTCTGATACTCCTTTGGGTGTAGCTGCACTGGGTCAGATAGTAGATTTGGTGTCTGGTTTGTTTGGCACGTCTACCGCTGGCAATATAACCCGTAGCAATGCGGCCTATAATGCTATGTTGAAGTTACAGGACGCCCGCGAACCTATAGAGCTGCAGACTAGGTTAAAGTTATATACCAACATGGTAATAACGAATATAAGTGTTCAGCAGGACAAGAATACATCTCGTATAGTTAGTATGAACATATCCTTGCAGGAGGTGTTGATAACAGAGTCGGAAGTTGTTCAGCTATCAGAAGAGCAGTTGGAAGCCGGTTCAACTACAGAGCAAGGGTCCCCCGCTGACAAAACAGGTAGAAAGGAAACGTCTGACCCCAACGACGCTACTAAAAGTTCAGTTCTTAAATCAATTATAGATTATGCAGGTAGTATATTTAGATGATTGAGATACCATTAAATTCAAAACCTGAACAGCTATTCAGTATCGTCATAAAAGAAATTAAGTATGATATACGA